GTTGGTAAGATGTTGAAATCGATTACAATGAATTCAGCGGTCTTAGCCGGTTGTAAGAATATCTGCCCAGCAAGGATATTTCTATCAACTACATCAGGTCCGTTATTAGATTCATCCATTACAACTTTAAATGCGTACAATCCCTGTCTTTGTTGGATTGCTTCTAAGTATGGTTGTACTGTGTTTATGAATCTACCACGAGTTTGAGCGGTATTCTGTTCGAACACTAAAAACCTAGAAGTAGATGCTACGAACTTCTTCACAGTTATTAATAATCTTCTTACATTAATTCTATCAAGTGCTGATGCTTTATCTTGCAACGTTTTCTGTCCAAATGCTACGATACCTTGCCCAGGGAAAGAAGCGATTGGATTTACTTTGTTTTCATATAAAGTATCTCTTTCTGAATGTGTTAATCTATTCAATACACTAACTGCTCCAACAATACCACCTCTATTCAAACCAGCAGGTGCAAACCATTCGGCTCCAATAGCGTCATTTGCGGCAAATACAGCCGGTAACAATACTGATGGTGGAACTGAGATTAATTTGTTAGTATTACTATCAACAGTCTTAACCCAAGGGTAGTAAGATGCTGCGTAGTTAGTATCAACTGCATTTGATTGAGTAGTTGCTTCTGTAATGGTTGCATCTACTTTATTAAAGTCAGCTATATAAAATGCATCAGAACGTGCTTCAACAATATCAATTGCTTTAGTAGTTACCGATGGATGTAATTGTCTTATAATACCTGGCGTTACCAACATATTAATATCATACTCATCCACATTTGAAATTGCGTTCAATGCTTTAGTATATGCAATTGAACCTCCTTTAGTTGCTGATGAACAATCAAATCCTTGTGTGTTTGAACCTACTATATCACTTCCTAAGTTAATAGGAGTTGAAGGATTTACTCCATCAAAACCTTGTTGGAATCCTAAAGTAAACTGTCTCTTCACCATATCAGATGAATCAGAACCACTCATTATATATGATAACTGTGAATCAAATCCGAAATCTACATTTGAACCAGCTTCTGCGGTTGTTGGTATAGGATTTAGATAGTGTGCGTTATCATCTTTGATACCATTAGATTCAAAATCTAAACCAGCGTAATTCGTTGGTGCTCCAGATGAATTAGTTATAGAACCTGTTGAATAAACAGCTGCAGGAACAATAGTTGCATCAGCAGTTTTAATTGGATTAATATAAGCCCCATGTCCAAATGGTGCAGCTGATACAGGGTAAGTACCTTGCGATGCTACTTCCACTCTTACATACTTAGAGTTATTTAACCAATCACCATGTTCTGTAAGTTTACCATCTGAATCTATTGTCAGATGTCTATCACCCATTCTCCTTGCGATGTAATTTGCCGAAGCAGGGTCTAAATTTACATTATTAAATGATTCCATTACTACCTTTCTCTTATCTGTATCAACAAATGAACGGATTGTTACTGAGAATGTTGAATAATCAGTTCCACCATCTTCACCAGCTGCTTTTACGTTAGAGATAGATACTTTAAATCTTCGGTTTTCATTATTACCATATCCCAATGTATGGAATTTGAATAATGGAAATCTTTCATTCGAAATCAATTGTGATTTTACAAAAGGTGTAGTTGCGAACGATGCGTTAACTGCGAAATCTTGCGTTGGTAGAGCAAGTGCCTCAACACCAGCAGTTCCATCGTAAGTAAATCCAGATGCTTCATTTGTAAAGTATGAATATACATACCCATCTTTTGAACCAGCTGGTGATTTTGTAAATACATCACTTACATCATTAGTTGCTGATGGTAATAACGATGAGCTTACCTCACCAATACCACTACCACTTACAACAAATGAACCAGATGTAGTAGTAGAAGGTGTTACACTAAATGTACCAAATCCTACTGCATTATCACCATTGTTTGTTGAATGAATTGTTGATATTAATTTTTTTCCATTTGAACCACTAGCAACTATTCCAATTGGTGTTACTTGTGTGTATCCACCCTCATTCATTACTCTTACAACAGTTACAGTACCAGCTTCTCTTAAGTAGTTCTGTACTGCATACTCTGTATAGTAAGTTCCATCAGGTGTGCCAAATTTATCCTCAAATTCTGATTGAGTGTTTATTACTGTGGGAACG